AGAGTGCGGAACGATGAAAGTGCGAGCATTGAATTCTTCCCCGGGTTTGTACTGCATATTCTCAAACCCAAGAGCATGCCCCAGGGTTCGCATTACACTTGCAATGCCACCAGGCCTTCCAAGCACATGCAACCTTTGAAGGTAGTGTAAAGCATCAGGCTCGTAAAACTGTTTATCGGGATGCGAAACCATACCAAACGCTCGAAAGCACTCCTCGGTAGCATCCGGTGAAACCCCTTCGCCATCCAGCACGAAGTCATCGCCAAGGACGCAGATATGGTCCATTGTATAGACCAAGTTCATGTCCATAGCGGTTGATGACTAGGTTACAAGCTGACCCTAATGCTGAAGTACAAAAGGAACCGGACTTCAGGGAGGATGGGGCCGGGTCCCAGATCTTATCTGGTGTTATAAGAGCTGTGTTGTAGACCATACCATGCACAAGTGCATTCCACATCCTTTCCTTTCCGCGGACCCAACGACCGATTTCGTTGCCTACGAGCACAAGCAGTTCAGGTGGCACGGTGGCATCAAAAGACGAGACGTCTCCGGAGACTACAGTCCGTCCAGCTTTAGACGCGGCCTGGAGAAGAATCTGCATGTTCTTGTCAATAACAGGCAAATTGTGCCAAGCACACATAATCCGTACACCATTAAACATAACTTGTTTCCAGGCCTCAATCACATTTACTAGCAACGTCTTACCTGGTATGGTTTCAAGCTTAGACATAGCTATCACCATCCGTTTGTTCTTGAGGCCAAAAGGGTCAGGCCCTTTCTGCACGAGGCGCTGAGATGCGATCGCGTATTGGAGAGGCATTTCTCCACCTGCCGTGAGCAATGGTATAAGAGCCTTCGCCTGACCCACGTACCATTTGTACGCTTCAACTGTCTCTGGAGAGCCCTGTCGTCCCTCACCACCTTTCGGTGCCCATGGAGATATGACATAAGGCGTTCCTGAGTTGGTAGACGGGTCTAAGCCCCCTACATCTTCGGGGTTGTCCCCTTCTTCTTGGGGGAAGCCTCTTATCGCTTCTTCGATAGAAACAGGATCACAGGATTGTTTCTGGACCAACGACCCGAACCACTCCAAGGCTCGCTCGAGCGCTGGTCGATCTACAGTCAACGGTTTATCACTGTAGACGGCTCTTATTTTACTGGGCCCATCCTCGGAAAACGGAAGGTACGTAGACCATGGACCAACGTCCTCGGCCTGTTCGTCCTCTATCGGTAACAGCAACCCCCCCAGGCGCTCGTCCACCGCTATAGACGACATTTTCTTCCTAAGGATAGAAACAATCTCTGCACGATCAGGGTAAACCAGCTTTCCATCTTGCCTCTCAGAATAGAAAGGTGTACGATAGTCGGCCGCTCTACCCGCTTGCATGCGGGCAAGCCAACGGGACAGTCTACTAAACGCCCCTGCTGTAGCCAGAGCACCGCGTCTGTCGGCAGCGCGGGCTACGCTTTGCACCGCATTCAGGGTTTCACCCTCTCTTTGTTTGTTCCGGAATTCGACGTTATTTGAAGATCCTCGATCTTCAAACCTTGGCTCACCGGATGACATAGCCTAATG